CCGCGCCGCCGATCTTGCTGGAATCCGCCGCGAACTCGAAGGGGATCATCCCGAGCGCGGAATCCCGCCGAAGGTGTTCCAGGAAGCCGGTGAAGGTGGGCGACGGGCGGTTCGACTGGAAACTGTCGAGAGATTCGTCGGGCTTCAGCGCGATCAGCTTGCCGCCGACAATGCGCTGGAGCGTGACCGGATCGCTGCCCTCCCCCGCCCCGGCATGGCCGCCGACCACGAAGTCGCCGTTGTCGTCGATCTCGCCGCGCGCCGTCTTGAGGATGCGGGACACGTCGGCGTTGTCCTTCACCGCGTGCTTCTCCAGCGCCAGCAACTCCATCTCGTCGAGGACGTGGTTGATGGAATGCTGGATCGTGGGATGGGAGCGCACGCCACCCGCCCATTCCGGCTCGTGGATGTGCAGGATCGCCGGGGCCGGGAGGTCGCGTCCTTTGCCATGGTCCTCCAGCACCCGGTAGAAAACCGGTGCCCCCCAAGCATCGAGGCCGACACCGTCGATGCTATCCTTCGATCCGAACTCATCCCCGACGCGGTGGGACTCGATCAGCTGGATCTTCGGTTCGCCGTCGGCATCGCGGGTCTTGTGGATGAAATACTCGCCGTCGATGTCCATGCCCCGGCAGACGAGCGCCTGACATTCCTCGAACGAGAAGCGGCGGGTCACCTCGCAGCGGGCCGACCACAGGGCGAAGTAGGCTTCGGCGCTGCGGTTCCAGGCCGGGTCGGGCGACTGGGCCTGGACGCGGATGCCGTCGCCGGTCGAGTAGATCGCCATGTTGGCGACCAGCTCGCGCATGAAGCCGCTGTTCTTGTGGAGGTAGCGCGACTTGCGAACCAGCTCGCTGCGGACGCCGGGCGTGAGTTCGTTGCGGGCATCGGTGGGGGAGGCCCCCGGCACCGAACCGCGGCGGGGCGACCAGTTGGCGGACTCGAAGGAGGATCCCCACGCCTTCGGTAGAAGGACGGGCGGCAGCCAACGCATGGCGATCTGTTTGAAGCCGTTCATTTCGCGAGGTAGCCGGAGATGAAGGAAACCGCGCCGGACTTCGGGCGGCCGTAGGTGGCGGGATCGAGCACCCGGAGCGCGTGGCCGCATTCGTCAAGCACCTCGGCGACGGGCAGCGTGAACTGCTTGGAGACCGAGGTGTCGGCGTCGTTCCAGTTCATGATGGTCTTGCCCTCCAGGAGGAGGGACTTCGCCTGTTGCTGGATCGCCAGCACCTCGGCGATGGTGAATCCGGTGATGAAAAGTCCGCGAGCCATGCCCGGCAGCGGGTGTCAACGGACCTGACGGTAATGCGATCCTCGACCCTTTCCGTAAAGCTCCGCCACGCCGGCTTCGACCAACTCGCCGAATTTTTCCTTCAGCGTGTTGCGGTTGGCTCCAGTCGCTTCCAGAGCCTCGGCGACCGATAGCGTGCCGCGTTGACGAAGCAGGGAGGCCAGGCGTTCGGCCAGTGGTGAAAGATCGCTTTGCTGTTCGATCCTCGGGCCGAGTTTTTCGCGGAGACGCTCTACCTGAGTGCGCATCGAGCGGAGGAAGAACAGAATCCACGGCGCCCAGTCGACTTCCCTGCTAGCCAATGTCGTCTGCGTTCTTCGCAGGGCGAGGTAGTAGGCTTCCTTGTTGTGCTCGATCACGCTCTCCAGCGAGCTGCAGGAAACAAAGCCATAGCCGGCGCGGAGCAGCAGGAGATTGGTTAGCACCCGGGATAGTCTTCCATTTCCATCCTGGAAAGGATGGATGGCTAGGAACACCACGTTGAAGACGGCGATGCGGAGCAGTGGGTGCAAAACCGGTTCCTGTTCTTCTTTGGCCAGCCAATCGAAAAGCTCCCGCATCAGTCTTGGGGTATCGAAAGGAGATGCGGTTTCGAACACGATACCGATCTGCTTGCCGTCCGGGCCCACCGCCACGACGTGGTTCGGCAGGGTCTTCAATTCGCCCCGGTGCCTTTCGTCCTTGCTGCTGTATCGAAGTAGGTCGCGATGGAGTTGCAAGACAATGCCTTCCGTTACCGGCATCTCCTTCCACGCAGAGTGGATCGTTTCCATCACATAAGCGTAGCCTGCGACTTCCTCCTCGTCTCGGGAACGAAACGATTCCGTTTGGAGATTTCCGAGTAGGGTTTCGACCTCGCGGTCGCTGAGCTTGGCACCTTCGATCCGGGTTGAGGAGCCGATGCTTTCGATTGTAGCAACCCGCCGCAAGGAGGTCAGTCGCTCCGGTTGGATGTTCTCGACCACTCGCCATTCACCCTTGAACTCGTCAATCGGCGCAATCAGGCGGAGAACTTCATTGGTTGGCTGGAAACGGGGTGGAAGCATCGTGAGGTTGGCATTCTACCTCCATTTCCATCCATTTCCATCCATTTCCATCCATTTCCATCCATTTCCATCCATTTCGCCTCCAATCAGACACCTCGCCAGCTGGCATTGCTGCCACGCGTGTCGATGTGGACGAACCCAGACGACGAATAGAGGCCGAGGCCGCCGGTGAACTTCCCCGCCTTCCGCCATTCGAGCAGCCGCTCGTAGACCCGCTGCGGGCTCACGCCGTCGAAGGCGATGTCCAGCGCGTTGAACTCCAGGTGCTGGCTGCGGGTGGCACCGCCGACAACCCGGTTGTAGTCGGGCGAGCGGTAGGAGCTGAGGATGCGGCAGGGCTTGCCGAAGGACGCGCGGAGGTCATCGACGATGCGGAGCGTCGGGACGATGTTAGGCCACAGCTTGCGCGGGGGTTGGCTGTTCTTCACGCCGCTTCGCCGCGCCGCGAAGTAGGATTCGAACTCGCCCGCATTGAAGTGCTTGAAGCCCTGGGATTCGAACCAGTCGCTGAAGGTGCTCATGGCTTACTTCGAGGTGCGGGGTTCGACGACGATTTCGATGCGGCCGTCGGGGTGGACACGGAGCCGGCCGGACTCGTGGGTGAACTCGCCTTGGATGGCGGGCGGGTTGGCGCAGGAGGCCAGGAGCAAGGCGGTGGCGAGAAAGCTCAGAGTTTTCATGGCTCCTCCTCAGGGATGTCAACCGGAGTGGATGCCTCGCGACCGACGATCTTGAGCATGGTGGCGGCGGCGACCTGCATGGCCTCTGAGTCGAACAGGTGGTTCCCGCGGCTTCCGATTCGCTCCCACAGCCACTTGCCGTTCTTCTTGATCCGGTGCTCGCTTTCCATCTGGGCGAGGTAGTCCTCGTCGATGTCGTCGGGCACCTCCCACACCGGCCCGTCGTCCGGGTTCTGGTTCCGGCGCAGGCGGGCTAGGGTGTCCTTGATGTTGAGGTTGGACCAATAGAACACCGAGCAGGACTGCCCGCGGCCGAGCACCACCTTGCGGCGCGGCGAGTAGAAGCGCTCGATGGATTTCCGGCCCTTGACCTTGTGGGTGAAGGTCGCCCGCTTGTCGCCCATCAGGGCCGTCCAGCCGTGGGCCGCGCATTCCCGATAGACGTCGTAGGTGGCATACCGAGCGTCGATGAACACCAAGTTCGGGTGGATGCCGAAGCGCTCCTGGACGGATTGGACGTCGGTGAAGGTCAGCACCCGCTCGTTCCAGATCAGGCGGCTGGATCCGTCCTCGGCCCAGGCACGGACCACGAGGAACAGGTGGTCGAGCTGGCAATCGACCGTGAGGATCCGCAGAGGGCAGGCGCAGGGCTCGCCGGACGGAACCAAGCGCCCTTGGGCATCGACGCCCGCCTCGCCGTCCCAAGTTTCGCCCTTGAGGTAGCCGCCCGGGACGATGTCGAGTTTGTAGTCCTCCAGGTATTCGCGCCAGGCGATGGCGAGGCGCTTCTGATAGAACTGCTGGATCAAGCTCACGTCGCCTTTGCGGGCCGCGGCCTTGGCTCGCAGGTAGAGTTCGGCCAGTCGTCCCCAGCTCATCGCGCAGAGCGCGTTCCAGTGGAACCCGGCGTTTTCCTTCGGGGCGTTCGGGTTGGTGACGGTGTAGCGGCCGGTCAGGTTGAGTTCGCGGCGCGTGCGGTCGCTGTCCTCGAAGTAGTTGTTGCACGACGTGCAGCGCATCGACGTGGTGTCGCGCACCTTCTGGAAATCCCAGTCGCCGGATTCGTCGCGGGCGTCTTTGCTCCATTCGACCTGCTCCCACTTGAACGGCTGGCGCTGGTGGCAATGCGGACATGCGAAGGTCCACTCGCGCATGTCGGTGGTCTCGTGCTTGCGGTGGGTGTCGTCGTCCTCCTCGCCGCCCTGGGACATGAACAGGCACTTGCCGAGCCACCCGAAGGCGGTGACGCGGGCTTCGGCTTCCGCCATGTGGCCTGTCGGCCAGCGCCAGGTTTCATCCCCGACCAGCCAACGGATGGATCGTCGCTGGAGGTTGGTCTTGTTGTGCGCTCCGAGCACCCAGAGCGTCATCCCGTTGTTGAAGTGGACCGTCGCGAGGCGCTTCTTGTGGCGGTTGGCCGGATAGAGCGCGCTGACCGGCGTGCACTCGTCGAAGAGCTTCTGGAGCCGGCTCTCGCTCTGGTCCTTGGCGTCGTCGTCGGTCTGGTCGAGCCAGAGTGTCGGGCCGGGATGGTTGGCGATGATGTGGGCGAGGCCGAGTTCACCGACGCTGGTCTTGCCGCTTTGGATTGCGGCGATGATCGAGACGATGCGGATCTTCGGATCGACCAAGGCTTCCATTGGCTCGCGCATCCACGGCGAGTTGGCCGAGCGGAAGCGGCCGGGGATCGGAGAGTAGGGGATCGAGGTGATGTGCTCCTCGCACCATGCCCACGGGGGACGACGGTCGGGCGGACGCCAGGCATCGCACCATATTCGTTCCAGTCTCCTGCGGGCGGGCTCGACGGTCTTCATTCGCCCTGATGGAGGATCGTCAACACCTCGTCGATGGCGCGACGGGCTTCCTCCTGGATGCCGGTGGCGTCGAGACCCGACAGGATCGGAGGAAGCTCCTGCTCGAACTTCTTGCGGAGCATCGACGTTGCCTGCGCCACGAGTTCGGTCCAGGTCTGCCGCACCTCTTCGACGGCCACGTAGTCGCCGCGCTTGATGCCGAGTCGCAGTTCGCGCTCCTCCACCTCGGCCAGCAACTTGCGCGCCTTGAGCGAGGATTCGATGTCGCCGGACGAGTCGATCACGCCGCCTTTCAGATCGTGGCGGCGCATGAACTCGCGCCACGCGGCGACGTCGTGGAGTCCGTTGGCGGCGGGCTTCGGGGCGTCCTTGCGCTTCTTCCAGGTGTTGAGCGACTGTCGGGTGGCGCCGAGGATGGCAGCCAGCTCAACGTAAGAGGCCGCGGTCGCCGGTGCTGCGCCACTGCCGGTGGCGAGAGTTTGGAGCATCGCCCGCTCAGCCCGGGTCAGCTTGCCACCCTTCTGGACACGGCCGACCAAGTTGGCGAAGTCGCGGGAAAGCAGCTTCTTGGCGATGTCGGGTGATACGGCGTCCATCCGCCAGCGCGGGGCACGTCAACCGGTGCTGCGCAGCATGCTTTCCATCAGATCGCGAGGTCGCTGGTAGTCGACCGCTTTGAAAGGGATCCGGTTGATCCTTGCTTCGAGGTCCGTCCAATCCACCTCGGAGCATCCTTCGGGGCGAAGTGCGTGGACATGCTTCATGTATTGGATCGCATCATTCATCGAGCCGATCCGCGAGCGATTCGACCGGGGAAGAAAAAGGATCGGGTCGGGAGCGGAGAATGGGAGATCCAGCGAAAGGTGAAATTCTTCAAGTCGGGCGCTGAAGTGCTGAAGGAGATCGTCGAGATCCTTGATTCCCTTGGTCGGGATAATGATGGAAAAGAGGGTCGCGTCATTCATCAAGATCGAGGCGTGTGCCCTGCCGATTTTGAACAGATGCGCGCTCCAGCCATCCTTCCTCACCCCCTGCAAGACCGACAGTCCCTTGGTCGGCTTACCGCATTTGAACTTCGTCGAGAATGCCCTGGAGGTGAAAATGAACATGGGGTTTCTGCTTCGGTCCGGATCCGGTGGTTGCTCATAGCGCAAGGAGCCCGCCGCTCAAGGCTGTACAAGGGAAATACTTCTCCGGCACGGGCGGTAGGCGCGTGCAGCAGGGAGTCGCCCCCGTGGTTGTAGGAATCCGCCCACGGTGCCGGTCGTGGATCCGCAGTGTCCACGGGGGTGATCGCTGCACCTCGTCCAGGTTGACTCTGCGACTGATGCCATGGACATCCCCGTGCACTGCGCCCACACCGCCCTCGTCGATCCGAACACGCTCAAGCCCAACCCGGTCAACCCGAACCGGCACAGCGCCCACCAGATCCAGCTCCTCGCCTCGATCATCCAGG